CTCCTGAGCGTCGTATATTCTATGTAAACGTAGGTGCAATTCCTCCAGGTGAAGTTGACAACTACATGCAGAGAATGATACAGAAGATGAAGAAGGCTCCTCTAATGGATCCTAACACTGGTAACTATAACTTAAAATATAACCAGCAAAATCTTCTAGAAGACTTCTTTATCCCGGTTCGTGGTAATGATACTTCTACAAAGATCGATACTACAAAAGGTTTAGATTATAACGGTATCGAAGACGTTGCTTACTTCCGTGAGAAGTTGTTTGCGGCTCTTAAGATACCTAAAGCTTTCATGGGCTATGAGAAAGACCTAACTGGTAAAGCAACACTTGCTGCTGAAGATATTCGTTTTGCTAGAACTATTGAAAGGCTACAGCGTATTATCATTAGTGAACTAACTAAGATTGCTCTTGTGCATCTATATTCACATGGCTATACTAATGAGAGTGCTGCTAACTTTACGTTGACACTAACTAATCCATCTATTATTTACGATCAAGAAAGGATTGCTCTTTTCAAAGAGAAGATTGATCTTGCTAAACAAGCAATGGAAGGATCACTTTTACCTCGTGACTTTATCTATGACAAGATCTTCCACTTCTCAGAAGACCAATATGCTGAGCTAGAAGACATGATCATTGAAGACAAGAAGCGTGAGTTCAGATATGCTCAGATCCAAGAAGAAGGAAATGACCCAGCAGAATCTGGCCAGGCTTACGGAACACCTCATCAGATTGCTAGCTTGTATGGTGGAAAAGAAGACTCTGTCTTGAATGTACCACAAGGATATGATGAGAAGCAAACAGGGCCAGGCCGTCCTAAAACACAAACTTCTATCATTTCAACAGATGGTTCAGCATTTGGTCGCGATCCTCTAGGAGCTGCTGCCTATAATAAAGATGCTGAAACTGGTGAAAATAGCTTGAAGCCTAACTACAAAGGAGGAAGCCCACTAGCTCTTGAATCTACAATGAGCGAGTTCTTGAAGAATAAGAATTCTCTAGATGCTATGTTCAATAAGAAAAAAGGTAGAAAGGTTAATCTATTTGAAGAGTCAGATCTTCTAAGTGAAGACAATATTAAGGAGGGTTTAGATTAATATATAGATATTTATTACTAGTCGACTTGTAAAAAAATTATGGCAATAAAACACAGCAAATATCGTAATACCGGTATTTTATTTGAACTGCTAGTTAGACAGACGACTTCTGATCTCCTGAACAATCAGGATTCAAAGGCAGTTAAAATCTTAAAAAAGTATTTCACCAATACAGAATTAGGAAAGGAATACAGTCTTTATAGCACTTTCTCAGCTAGCCCAAAGCTAAATGAAGCCAAGGCTGAGATCTTAATTTCAACCATTGTTGAGCAGTACAAGAAGCTAGACCTTGAAAAGATAGCCAAACTTAAGTATAATTTGATCAAAGAGATCAAAAAGAACTACGATCTAGAGAACTTCTTTAAAGCTAAGATCGATAATTACAAGCCGTTTGCTTCTATTTATACTATTTTTGAAAGCCAGAATACAAAATCAGTCGATACCAAGCAGCTTATTCTAAATAAAATTACTCTTCTTGAGCATTTAACTGCAAAAGATCTTTCTAATTCTAAGGCATCTAAGTCTCTAGTAGAAGAGTTTATGAAAGAGGACAAAGAGATTCGTCTTCTCACCTATAAAATCCTAGTAGAGAAGTTTAACAACAAATACCAAGGAATGTCAGAAAGACAAAAAGATGTGCTGAAAGAGTATATCACTAATATTTCAGACACAAAAAACCTTAAGCTATATCTTAATGGTCAACTAGATCAAATTAAGAATGAGCTTACCGAACTTAAAGAGACTTCTACTGATGCTGTGGTTAAGATTAAGCTAGAAGAGGTGATCAAGTTCATCAGTCCAATCAAAGAAAATCAATCTATCAAAGACGAGGTTATAACTGGAATTCTACAATATTTCGATCTAATCGATGAGCTTAAAAAAGGCTAATAGTGAATAAGAAGTTTAATAACCAGTTTGCTACACAGAAACTACGTCAAGAGACTAGCGCTACTAATTTTGGAGGCGCTACCTTTACTCCTGGTACAGGTGAACAAATGGCTACTAACAAAGCCTTCAAGAAAAAAGCAAAGAAAGAAGTTAAAGATGTAGAACCTAAGCTAGCCGCAGGCAAAGCTAAGATCTATATGAAAGATAAATGGGGTTGGAAAGATGCTCCATCTATACCTAACCGTCCATCAAAAGGCGGTTTTATCTACAAGCAATTGTATGAAGAGCTATCTCAGTTTGTTAAAGAGAATGAGTCTGTAGATGAAGTATTAACTCAAGATGATTATAAGAAAGCAACTGAGCTTCTAAATAAGATAAAAGATAAAAGTAGCCGCATATATAATGCACTACTACATATAATGATTGATCCTACTCCTTATAGCCTTGAAAAAGAACTAGGAAAAGATATTGAAGCAGCAGGTCTTAACGAAAATTATTCTAGATTCAAGACTGAAACTAAGACCAGAAACGAAGCTGATCAATTCCATCAAGCAGTTCGTGCTGTTAAGAAGAAGGTACAAGAGATCAATCGTCTATTTGAATATGTAAGCCGTCTAAAAGAAGAGCTATCTGAAGGCAAAGACGGCCTTAAATATAAAATGCACACAGAAAAAGCCCTTGCCAAAATCAAGGACATGGTTAATGAACTCAACAAAAACATTAAAAAGTTTAAGTAAGTCATGGCAAAAGCAAAAGGTGGCGGAGGTAATCAAAAAGTTACATTCGGCAAAAGAAAAAAAGGAAAAGCACACAAATCTTGGAATAAAAACGATAGAACAGAAAGAAACTATCGTGGACAAGGAAGATAAATATTTATTAGTATGACAACTGCAAAGCTATATCGTAAGTTTAAGGCTGGAGAAATCAGCCGTGACCGCTTCTTATATGAAGTACGCCGTGATACCAACTTGCCTTGGATCACTAACACTACATCTTTTGATGATGCTGTTAAGATCTTGAAGAACAAGAGTATCATTTCTGAATTAGATCAAAATGTAAAGACTGACCCTGCAGTTGATCGTGTAAACCCTTACTTCTTGAAGAAAGGTGTTGAGAAACTCCTAGCTAAAGAGAAAGAGTTAACTAACGACTCATACAAGCTTGCCCTCAATAAGGCTGCTAAAATGCTAGCCAAAAATCCTCATGCATTTGATCAAGACATGATTCATAATGCTAATGAGGTTGAAAAGAAAGATGCCAAGCTTCAAACCAAAGAAGTTAAAAAAGGAGACCTTAACGACACAGCTAACGAAATGAAGAAGGTTAAGGTACAAGATAAGACTAAGAAAGCTAAAAAGGCTAAGACTCTAAAAGAAGCTGCTCTAGATGAGTTGACTTCTTCTCTTAAAAAAAAAGAGTCGATTAACGAAGACTCTCACTACAAGCACAATGTAGGATCTGAGATCCACACACCTGATGGACCTGGCAGAATCAAAGAGATAGTAGGCTCAACATTTACTATTGAAATGGAAGATGGCTCATTGAGAGACTATCAGATCAATGTAATTGATAAAGCCATTGAGAAGCACCAAGAAAAGCAAGCAGCTGATACTGCCGCTCAACATGGAATTACACCAGAAGAACCTAAAACAACAATGGAACTCCCAGGAACTACTCCTAAAAAAGTAGGCTTTGATAAACAATCAGCTCTTCAAAAGCTAAAAGGCATGATGGAAAAGAAAAAAGATGATAAACCTTTCTTAACCAAAATGAAAGATAAGTTAAAAAAATTGAAAGAGTTTATGTCTGATGAAGAGATAGATGCGGCAAAAAAGCAAGGAGATGTAATTAATGTTCCTTCTTCTGCAACTGCAGATATTGCAAAATTAAGAAATAAAAAAGCAAATTTTTCTACATATAAAGGATAATATGTCAAAGCAACTCTTAATAGAATATAGTGCGTTCCAACCACTACCACAATCTTTGACTGAAGCAAAACGTCTTGCTAATGGCAACATGGTTGTATCTGGCCTTGTTCAAGCAACAGATAAGCCTAATGCTAATAGAAGGATCTATCCTTATCCAATATTAAAACAGCAAGTTGAGAAGTACATAGCTGGCCCAATTGCTGAGAACAGAGCTTTAGGTGAATTAGATCACCCTGAGTCGTCTGTAATTAACCTTAAGAATGTTAGCCATAATATTGTTAGACTATATTGGAATGGCAAAGACTTGTATGGAGATGTTGAGATACTACCTACACCATCAGGAAACATTCTAAGAGAGTTGTTTAAGAATAATATTACTGTAGGCATCTCTTCAAGAGCTATGGGTTCAGTTACACCAATCGGTGAAGGACTAGTTCAAGTTGAAGATGATCTTGATCTTATTTGTTGGGACTTTGTATCTACACCATCTACTTATGGTGCTTATATGAAGCCTGTAGGAGGCCTAAGAGAATCAAAAGATTATAATATTCAGTCAAAGAGCTCAAGAGTTCACGAACTTATTTCTGACATTATTTGTTCTCAGTCTGGTGTTTGCTGCATAAGCAACTAAAAATATTTCCAAGTTTACGTATTTTTAAGTAAATACTAGATATTTATTGCATATGCGAGACTTTCTAATATCTCGCTAATGTATTTCAATCCTTATATTGCTTTCTACACTTAATAAGCAATCCCCGAAACACTTTTATTGAAATGAGCAATCTTTATCAAGATGCCATTCTCGATGCTAAAGCACTTCGCGCTTCTGCTATGGCTAATGCCAAAGCTGCACTAGAAGAAGCTTTCGAGCCAAAGATCCAAGAAATGCTTCGTTTGAAGCTTTCTGAAGAGTTGGACGAAGTTGAAGAACTAGAAGAAGAGCAAGTTGAAGAAGCTAAAGAAGGTATCGAAGAAGAAAAAGATGCTGTAGAAGAAGTAAAACATGATGAAGTTAAAGAAGAGTATTCTGAAGACGGAAACATGGAAGAAAACTACGACATCAATGAGGCCGAGCTAGAAGAGATTCTTGCTCAACTCGAAGAGCTTACTGCCACTGAAGCTGATCAACCAGAAATGGAAGAGAAAAAAGAGGTAGAGATGGAAGAAGCTGAGCAATTGGCTGAAAACATCGAAGAAAATCTAGACGAAAAAGAAGAAGAGGAAGAAGAGGAAGAGGAAGAAGAAGGTGAAACCGAAGAAGCTGAAGTTGTTGATGATGAGACTAAAGTGATTGATATCACTCTAGGAGATCTAAAGCAAGTTCTACAGTCTGTAATGGCTGGACAAGCTGATATGGGTATGCCATCTGACGAAGCCGATTCTGATTCTGAAGCTGAAGCTGAAGTAACTCTAGAAGAAATCTTAGCTGAACTCGAAGCTGAAGGTATGGAAGATGCTGCCCACCGTGACCCAGGTCATGAAGCCGGAAAGCAAAAGCCAGCTTACCCAGAGCTAGAAGAGAAGAAAGCTAAAGAAGATGATGACGACAAAAAGAAAATGGAAGAAGAGCTTGAAGAAGCTAAAACAACCATTGAAAAAATGCGTCAAGACCTTCAAGAGGTTAATTTGCTTAACGCAAAGTATCTCTACATGAACAAGTTGTTCAAGTCTAAGTCACTTAGTGAGTCTCAAAAAGTTAAAGTAATCAATGCTCTTGATCGTGCTACTAACGTAAACGAAGTTAAGAACACTTACGAAACTTTGAAAGAGTCTTTCAATGAGACTAAGAAAGCTCAACTTAAAGAATCAATTGGTTTTGCCTCACAAGCAGCTGGTGTTGCTCCAAAAGCTAATATCGTGGACGCTGATCCATTTATTAACCGTTGGCAGACACTTGCTGGAATTAAAAAGTAATCAATTCTTAAAACAAACATTTATTCAAAATGGCAAACTTAGTTCAATCCCTTTTGACTGAATCCGCTCAAACAGCTTTCTCTGACCAACATGGTGTTGCTCAGAAACTTGCTAAGAAGTGGTCAAAGTCTGGTCTTCTTGAAGGCCTACAAGATTACGACGCTAATAACATGTCTGTAATTCTTGAAAACCAAGCTAAGCAACTTGTCGTTGAATCTACTACAACTAACGGTAACCTTAATACCGGTGGTGCTACCTTTACCCCAGGTACTGGTGAGCAGTGGGCCGGTGTTGCTCTTCCACTAGTTCGTAAGATCTTCGGACAAATCGCTTCTAAAGAGTTCGTTAGCGTACAGCCAATGAACCTTCCAGCTGGTCTAGTATTTTATCTAGACTTCCAGTACGGTAATACAAAACCACCATTCGCTGCTGGTGATTCTATTTACGGTACTCCAAGTGCTAACTTCGGTAACCTTGCTCAAGGCGCTCTTTATGGTGCTGGCCGCTTCGGTTATTCTTTGAACCAGTTCAGCGCTTCTGTAGTTATCCTTTCTTCTTCTGTTAATATCCCAGCTGCTACTTATGCTGAAGTAGATTTCAATTCTGATTTCTCTTCTTCTGTTGTTGCTGGTACTATCAAGAAGTTGAGTGTTCCTACATCTTCTCTTAGCGGAAGCTTGAATATTGATGGCGTACGCGCTTTCACTATCACTTCTGGTGCTATCGCTGTTGCTGATACTCTTCAGCAATTCACTAAGTTGAACGGTGCTAATGTTGATTTCTTCGTAACTGCATCTACTGCAGAATTCGCTGCAACATCTTCATTGACTGTTTTCTACAACAAGGCTACTGATTTCAATAGCCGTGGTGATTTTGAAGATCGTTCTGGTCTTCCATCTGTACCAAACAGTTTGTCTGCTACTTCAATCGTTATCCCAGAGATCAACGTACAAATGAAGAGCCAAACTATCTCTGCTAAAACTCGTAAGTTGAAAGCACAATGGACACCTGAATTCGCTCAGGACCTTAATGCTTATCATAGCTTGGATGCTGAAGCTGAATTGACTGGTCTACTTTCTGAGCACATCTCTCTTGAGATCGACCTCGAAATTCTTGACATGTTGATCCAGAACGCTCCAACTATCGAGTACTGGTCTGCTAAGGTGGCTACCACTGTAAATTCTACTGGTGCAGGTAGTACTACTACCGATGGTACTGGTGTTTACTACACTCAGATGAGCTGGTTCCAAACTCTTGGAATTAAGCTTCAGAAGGTGTCTAACATCATCCATCAGCGTACTCTACGCGGTGGTGCTAACTTCATGGTTGTTTCTCCAACTGTAGCTACAATTCTTGAGTCTATCCCAGGATTTGCTGCTGATACAGACGGAGCTGCTGATACTATGAAGTATGCCTTCGGTGTACAGAAGATCGGTCAGTTGAACAGCCGTTACAAGGTTTACAAAAACCCTTACATGCTCGAGAACACAATCCTTCTTGGATTCCGTGGTAACCAATTCTTAGAGTGTGGTGCTGTTTACTCTCCATACGTTCCGTTGATCATGACTCCACTAGTGTACGATCCAAATACCTTCACTCCACGTAAGGGTATCATGACTCGTTACGCTATGACTATGGTACGTCCTGAATACTACGGATTAGTATTTGTAGCTGATCTTAACGTTATCTAATTATAGATCGTTAGATTAATAATAAAAGGGGCCTCTTTTTGAGGCCCTTTTTTTATTTATAGTCTCTCAATATTTATTTGAAAGGTATTTGATGACGAATCTGAATGGTAGCGCAAAAAGAAAGCCGAAAAACCCTATAAAGTTTTCGGTACAATTGAACGAAGAACAGAAGCAGGCAAAAGAGGTTATACTAAACAGTAAGATAACTGTTATAAAAGGTCAAGCTGGTTCTGGTAAGTCGCTAGTAGCGGCTCAGGTTGCTTTAGATCTTTTATTTCGTCGTGAAGTTGAAAAGGTCATATTGACAAGACCTGCCGTAACTTCAGGAGAAGACATTGGATTCTTGCCTGGTTCTAAAGAAGATAAGTTAGCTCCTTATACTGCAGCTATATATGACAATATGTATAGGCTGTATAATAAAGAGAAGATTGATAAATGTGTGCTTGATGGTCAAATAGAAGTTATACCTTTGGCATTTATGCGAGGTCGCAACTTAAGTAACTGTTGTGTTGTTGTAGATGAAGGCCAAAACATTACTCACAGACAAATGGAGTTGCTGTTAGGCCGCATTTGTAATGGAACTAAAATGATCGTTTGTGGAGATACTCAACAAATTGATCTTAGAGATAAAAAGTTAAGTGGATTCAATTTTGTGTCTACTAACTTTAAAGAAGTTGAAGGGTTTTCAGTAGTTACGCTAAAGACGAATCATAGAGATCCTATAGTGGAAAAAATTCTTGAAATATATAAAGCGCACGATTAATGGCTTCTACAGCAACTACACCAATTTGGAATGGAACAGCAGGACCAATAGCAGGAGCAACTCCATTTGGTTTTTATGACAACGATCCTGTATTCCAAGCAGATGGTCCTAAAGTAGCAAACTATTGCGCTACAAAGCTAGGTTTTCCTATCATGGAAGTCGAACTACAATCTGGTTCATTCTATGCTTGCTTTGAAGAAGCTATATCTGTTTATGCAGAAGAACTTTACTTACATAAGATTAAAGATAACTATTTAACATTAGAAGGAACTCCAACAGGATCATCTTTAAATAATGAAGTAGTTTTACCTAATTTAAATTACATTATTAATGTAGCTGAGAACTATGGAACTCCTATTCAAGTAGGCGGTTATGTTAATCAGTACAAAGCTCCTTTATATTTAACTTCTAGTCAACAAATTTATGATTTACAAGCTTGGGCTTTATCAGGTAGTTTGATACAACCAGGTGATCGTGTAGTTATCAATAGAATATACTACGAAGCACAACCTGCAATCAACCAATACTATGATCCATATATTGGAGGTAGTATTAACTATCAAGGCGCAACTGAAAACTTTGGTTGGGCATCATATTCACCAGGCTTGAACTTTGTTTTATTCCCTATTTATTGGGATATTAGTCGCATTCAAGAGATTGAAATGTCTAATAATGTTAGACGCTCAATGTATTCATTTCAATTGACTAATAATAAACTAACCATATTCCCTTGGCCAGATAAAGATGGTATTGTTGTATACATAGATTATGCTAAGTTCAGTGAGTTAAATAGCGTACAAGGAAATAGTCCGTATTCTGGATCAAGAAACCTTGTTACTAATCCATCTAATGTACCATATACAAATATAACATACGCACAAATCAATCAACCTGGTAGACAGTGGATCTACGAGTATACATTAGCTTTAGCATCAGAACTTCTTGGTCTAATTAGAGGTAAGTACACACAGATACCGGCTCCAGGAGCAGAAGTTACATTAAATGGTGCTGACTTAATAGCAAAAGGTCGTGATCAACAAGCTGCTTTAAGAGAAAGACTTCGTACTGACTTTGATCAATTAAGTCGTCAAGCACAACTAGAGCGTAAACAATCTGAAAATCAATCAATATCGAGCACCTTGAATGAGGTACCGATGTTCATATATATAGGCTAACTATGGCAATGTTTGGATCAGTTAGGGACGTGGCTACATTCAAGATCTTTACAAAAGAACTTGTTGAAGATATTGTATCTCAAGAAGTAGGCTACTACAAGATAATGTTATCAGATACTCCTGTAAACATATATGGTGAAGCACCAACTAAATACTTTATTGGACCTGTTTTGATACCAGTGTTAATAGTAAGAGGGGATTATTCAAGAATCAATTCCGACTACGGTCCAGACACTGAGCGTGACGTTGACTTTCGTTTCTTTAAAGATCATTTAATTGAAGCTAATATCGTGCCAGAAGTAGGAGACGTTGTTATGTATAATGAGATTTATTATGAAGTGAATAATGTTAACGAGAACCAGCAGATACTAGGCAAAGACCCAGACTATACCTATTCTCAAGGCGCTGCTGGTTTTGGTCAATCATATTCTATCATAGTAACAGGACACTATACTAGCCCAGATAAATTAGGCATAACTGAAGAAAGATTATAATGTCAATACAAGTAGTAAGACCACAGAACCGCAAAGAATTTATGAGCAAGCTCGTAGGGCCTGCTTATGATCCTAAAGAAGGAACTGTACCTAAACCTTTCTCTGAACCTACTAAACTAGGACAGCCTGAACAAAACAGGGCTTATCAGATTAGTGTTAAAGGTGATACTGAGAAAGACTTCTATATTGGGCTTGAAGATATTGATTCCGCAGTTAGCCACTACTTTAATGATATACTTAAACTATCTGTTGTACAAAACAATACAAAGCTAACTATCCCTATTATCTACGGAACTCCAGAAAACTGGAAGAGCGTACAAGCGGACGGCTACTATCGTGATCAAAACGGTAAGTTGATGGCTCCTCTTCTTATGTTTAAGAGGACTAGTGTAACACAGAATAGAGACCTAGGAAATAAGCTAGACGGTAATTTAGTTCACAATGTACAAACATTTGCCACTAGATATAACAAGAGGAACTTCTATAGCAACTTTAACGTTTTAAATAGTAGATCTCCTGAAACTAAGTACGTAGTATCAGTTACACCTGATTATGTTACTGTAGAGTACGAGTGTATTGTATGGACTTATTTCGTAGAACAAATGGACAAGGTGATCGAGGCATTGAATTTCGCATCCAGAAGCTATTGGGGTGACCCAAACCGCTTCCAGTTCTACAGTTCAATAGAATCATTTCAAGACTCAATAACCTATGAAATAGGTGACAACCGTGCGGTTAGAACAAACTTCAACCTTACTTTAAACGGATACTTAATTCCTGACACTATAAACAAAAAGCTAGCTAATGCTAATGTATACTACGGAGTTAGTGAGATTGTGTTTGGCCTTGAAACTACTAGTGGTACAGAAGAGTTTTCTGTCAGTGCAGCATCTAGTACAGTAGCTCCTAAATCTGTTCTACTTACAGACTCTCAAAATATTGTTGTTCAAAGTAGTGGAGGTAATGATGCAGCTTTGAATTATTTGGCTATCAACAAAACAGTTACAGGAACATACTCTTCTCCAACGACAGTTATATTTGCAGCAATTTGGGCAATACCACCACCTCCATTGCCACCAAACGGATTAGACAACTTCTCTTTCTTTGTGAACGGTCAGTATATTGAAAAATCTGCTATTGTAAGCTTTACTGAAGTAGGAGTGACTTCTGTTTTAGTAATAGATCCTAATGTGCTTGGCTTTAGTTTTGATCAATCTGATCTAATATTAGGAGTTGGTAAATTTCAATAAAGATGGCACTACTTAAGTTAAAACAGGTATATTCAAATTTACAATACGATACAGCATCGTCTGTACTTACTTTGTCTGGTAGTCAACAAACAGACTTTGTTATTTCTGGTTCAGTTAGAATCGTATCTACACCTACAATGACAGGATCATTAACTATCCAAAACATCGACAGTTTTGGCGATTCTGGATCATTCTTTACTATGGATTTGGGAAGTTATTGATATTTATACGTGATGGACTACATAGTCCTGTTCGCTAGTAGATACTTAACATAACCAGACACATGTCTAACCAGTTCCTCAAGCTGCGTCGTAGCGCAGTACCAGGTAAAATACCTGACACAGGGTCATTGGATTTAGGGGAAATAGCCTTAAATACTTATGACGGTCTTGCCTTCATGAAGAAATCAGTTGGAGGCACAGAGTCAATTGTTGTAATAGGAAATACAACTGGTTCATTTTCTGGTTCTTTTATCGGACAATTTACAGGTTCACTTCTTGGAACCTCTAGCTGGGCATATAATGCCGTTACAGCTTCTACAGCAGACGATTTTTATATTAGAGGAAATGTTACAGGTTCTAATGCCTTATTTACAGGAACTGTAACAGCTCAAACATTAGTTGTACAGACTGTATCTTCATCTGTAATTTACTCTTCTGGTTCTAATATATTTGGAGACGAGTTAACTGACACTCAACAGTTCACAGGTTCTGTTACTATTACTGGGTCATTAACTGTTAACGGACCTAGTACCTTTGATGGTAGAGTCACTGCTAACAATTTAACTGGTAGTTTATTTGGTACTGCTAGCTGGGCAGGAAACGCTATATCTTCTTCTAACGCAACAACTGCTTCTTTTGCGTTAAGAGGTAACGGTCCATTTACTGGATCTTTTACTGGATCATTCTTTGGTAATGGTGCTGGACTTACAAACATATCGGCTTCTAGTGTAGTAGGTCTTAACCTATCTTTGATCTCATCAGGCAGTGTTACAGCGTCAACAGATCCTATTTATGGTTTTAGAGTCAACGCCAGTTCACAACTATCAGGATCTCAACAAATAACGGGCTCGCTTGGTGTCACTGGTTCAGTTAGTATATCTGGAAGTGTAGGAAATGTATTTTCTGCCAATATAGACACAATGACCTTTACTGGTTCATTGTATCAAACTGGATCTATTATTTTAACAGGCAGTCTTAGTGTATTTGGTGGAGGCATAACAGGATCTTTGTTTGGCACTTCTAGTTGGGCTGTATCTGCATCACACGCTCCTACATCACTAACTGCATCGTATGCAATAAGTAGTTCTAATGCTCAAACAGCATCTCTTGCTATATTAGCACCGGCATATACTACTACTGCTTCATTTAATGAATTTAGTAGCTCATATTTAATTGATTCTGCAAGTTGGAATAATAGCATTAGTTTACTTTCACAGAGTTTTCTACAAACTAGTCAATCACTAAATGCTAGTATACAACAACTATCTAGCAGTTTCTTAGCATTTAGTCAATCATATAATACAGGTTCATTCACAGGATCATTTAATGGCCAAGCTACATTAACAGGTTCTTTTACTGGTGATTTCTCTGGACTATTCAGTGGATCCTTTACAGGCTCTGTTGCTAATATAGATGGCCAAACTAACTTTATTGCTAAGTTCGATTCACCTAATTCAGTTGATTCTAGTGTAATATATCAATCGGCTTCTCACATTGCTATTAATGAGACTAACTTTACTACAAATGATCCTGAGGCTTTATACGTTTTTCAAACCCATCCTACTTCGATCAATGTTATAACTGGTAAAGGTAACCATAATAACTACCTCCAGCTTAACATACAAAACACTAATCAAGGTATATCAGCATCATCAGATATAGTTGCTACCGCTAATAACGGTAATGAGTTTAGTAACTATATTGATATGGGTATTAATAGCCAGAACTTTAATACTGGCTTTATTGGTGGAGCAAATGACGCCTATGTTTATTCTATTGCCAATAATCTACATATCGGTAATGCTGCTACTAATGGAACTCACTTAGGCTTCTTTGTTGGTGGAGATGACGTAGAAGCAAATATGAAACTACAGTTAAACCCAGACAACAGACACATAATGTCTGGTTCACTTAGTTTAACTGGTAGCTTAAATGTGTTAGAAGGTATTACTGGTTCTTTATTTGGAACTTCTAGTTATGCTGTTAGTGCTTCTTATGCTTTAAGCTCTTCATTAGCAGCTAATTCTGTTTTATTTAATGGCACATCATCTGGAGTATTTGCTACTACAGGTTCAAATACCTTTATTGGTACTCAAACAATAACAGGAAGTAATGGCAGATTAATTTATACAGGAACTACTCCTGGAGCATATCCTACACTAGCAGAAATACACGCAAATAATGATTATCCTTGGCTAGAAAGATTCTATAACGATACATTCTCAACTTCAAGTGCTATAATGGCTTATTTCGGTTGGAATGATGGCAGATTTGTATTTCACAACGAATCAACTCAAAGTATAGGATTACAAGTAAATGGATTTAATGCTGAAAACGGATTATTAGTTTATTCAGATAAAGTTGCTTTTGTTAACAATGTTGAAGTAACTGGTTCATTAAATGTAGTTGGAGGAATAACAGGATCTTTATATGGTACTGCTAGCTGGGCAGAAAATGCTTTAACATCTTCTTATGTACTAAATGCGGTTAGTTCTTCTTATGCGGCTACTGCATCATCAGCTGACAGTTTTTTAATTAGACAAAATGTAACAGCTTCTAATGCACTTATAACAGGTACATTAACAGCACAAACTATAATAGCTCAGTACATAACATCGTCTACTGAGTTTGTTACAGGATCTACTAAGTTTGGTACACAGCTTACCGATACACATCAATTTACTGGTAGTGTTACTATAACAGGTAGTTTATCACTTAACAATGACCCTGTTGTTACACAAACTCCATACAATACTTTCTCTAGTTCAATTGCTTTAAGAGCAACTAATCTTGAATCAACGGCTTCAGTACTTACAACAGCTAGTGCTTCTTTTGCACTAGTAAGTAGTTCTTATAGTGAAGCTAGTCAATCATTATCTACTAGAACAACCAACTTAGAGTCGACTGCATCTATTCTTACGACTGCGTCTGCTAGTTTTGCTATAGTTAGTGCTAGCTACGCAAGTGCTAGTGGATCTTTGTCTATTAGAACAACTAACTTAGAAACAACAGCATCTGTTCTTACTACAGCGTCTGCTTCATTTGCTTTAGTTAGCGCTAGTTACTCACAATTTAGTCAGTCTTATAATACTGGATCATTCACCGGTTCATTCACTGGAGTAGGCAACTTAACTGGTTCTTTATTTGGTACTGCTAGCTGGGCACTCAATGCTGTAACTGCGTCTAACGCACTAACTGCTAGTTTTGTACCAACGTCTTCTTTGACTGGTAATTTCTTCATTCAAGGGGGAAATAGCTTTGGTACCCAAGCTTTACTTGGTACCAATGATAATCAAAACCTCGCTTTTGAGACTAGTGGTTCTGTTAGAATGTTTATTAGTAGTAGTGGAGCAATTGGTATTAACACAACTATTCCGAGCGCTAGTTTGAGTTTAGATGTAAATGGTAATGCAAGAATAGCAACTAATCTAACCATACAGTCAGGCGATATTATTTTTGGAGCGGCTAATAGGTTTATAGCAACGTCTGGAGCTCCTCTTGATACAATTTTTACTTCAACAGTAAGAAGTTTACAAACGTTAAGATCTAGTGGAGGAACTAATGGAATAACCTTTACTAACAACTCTCCTACAAATACAATGCGTATTTGGGATAATGGTAATGTTTTAATCCAAACTGGCGGCACATACACAGACTCAGGTTTTAAATTAGATGTATCAGGAAGTACAAGAATACAAAACACTTTAACTGTAACAGGATCATTAAATGCTCCTAATATAACAGGTTCTCTATTTGGCACTGCTAGCTGGGCACAAAACGCTGTCACTTCTAGCTACATACTAAACGCAGTATCTGCGTCTTTTGCAACAACTGCATCTTATGTGCTTCAAGCTGTATCGGCTAGCTTTGCTACTAATGCAGCTACCGCTTCTAGTGCTGACGACTTCTTGATTAGACAAAATGCAACTGCATCTAACTTACTTGTTAACAATACTATTACTGCTCAAACCTTAGTAGTACAAACTATTACGTCGTCTGTTGACTTCGTAACAGGTTCTACTAGGTTTGGTACTCAACTTACCAATACTCATCAGTTTACTGGTAGTGTTACTATAACTGGTAGCTTGAGTGTTAATGATAGTCCTGTTATAACTGACTCTACATTCACTCCGTTCTCTAGCTCAGTATCAACTAGACTAGTTACACTTGAAAATGCATCAGCTAGTTTTGCTTCTGATTCTGGTTCTAACTCTATAAGACTTACTAACTTAGAATCAACAGCTAGTGTATTAACTAGTGCTAGTGCATCCTTTGCTGAGCAGTCTGGTTCAAACAGTATTAGATTAACTAATCTTGAATCTACTGCTAGTATACTTACCACAGCATCAGCATCCTTTGCAATTGTAAGTAGTAGCTACGCTATTGCTAGTGAATCTTTATCTATTCGTACTACTAACCTAGAATCAACTGCATCTGTACTTACAACTGCGAGTGCAAGCTTTGCTTTAGTAAGTAGCAGTTATTCTGCCTTTAGTCAATCATACAATACTGGATCATTCACCGGTTCATTCACTGGAGTAGGCAACTTAACAGGATCACTATTTGGCACTGCTAGCTGGGCACTTAATGCCGTAACAGCTTCTAATGCACTAACTGCTAGCTTTGTACCTACATCTTCCTTGACTGGTAACTTCTTTGTTCAAGGTGGTAATTCATTTGGTACTCAAGCACTGCTTGGTACTAATGACAATCAAAATCTCGCTTTTGAGACTAGTGGTTCTGTTAGAATGCTTATCAGCGGTAGCAATGGATTTGTTGGAATTGGTACATCATCTCCATTAGCAAGATTAGACATCTCAGGAAGTGTACCTGCCACAGCGTCTATAGGTAGGGCTGTTTTAGTGCAGAATAATATATCAGCAGTTGCCAATAACGATACGCTTGTTGGATTAGACGTGCAACCTACATATACAGCAGGAGCATTTACTGGAGTAGCTAGTATTGATTTAAGAACAAGAAATGCAGGAGTAGTGATTGGTTCTAGTTATGGTTTTGGAGCTAATTATGGTTATGCAAACGACGGTATATTTCAAATTAAAGATGTAGGTAGTAGTGGTAATTTGGGTGGTACCTTTACTACTCAAATAGTTTTAAGACAAGCAGGAAATGCTGGAAGTCAAAATAGTAACTATTGGGGTTTTATTGAACAGAATACCTCAGGTATGCTAGTTACTAGTGGTAGATATACTGGAGGATTATATTTAAGAGCAGGCGGAGTAGGATCTCCTGCCGATTTATATCTACAAACATCCAATACCCAGACATCTCTATTTATTAAAGGAACATCACAAAACGTTTTAGTAAATACTACAACAGACTCTGGATTTAAATTAGATGTTGCTGCCTCAGGAGTTTCCGGATCATTTAGATCGATTGGCACTTCTGTTATATCTGGATCTTTATTAGTAACAGGATCTCAAATTATAACAGGCTCTCTTAATGTATCAGCAGGTATAACCGGGTCTTTATTTGGTACCTCAAGTTGGGCACTCAATGCAACTACCG